ACAGAGGAGAGGTCGAACCAGTCGTGCATACAAAAGCCGTGCAAGACAGAGGAATTTGGATCCCTGGTGTTATAGACCCGGCTGCAAGAGGTCGTTCACAGAAAGATGGTACAACTTTGATTGATCAGTATTGTGACCTTGGGCTTAACCTTGAGACAGCGAACAACGCGGTTGAGTCTGGCATCTACAGAATGTGGACATTACTGTCAAGTGGTAAGTTAAAAGTTGCTAAATCATGTACGAACTGGCTCTCAGAGTTCAGATTATACCGTAGAGATGAGAAAGGTAAAATTGTGAAGGCACGTGATCACTTGATGGATGCAACTAGGTACTACGTTATGAGTGATATAGGTATTCAGACGCCAGTTGCGAAGAAAATAACCGACAATATTATACAATTGTACGGAGAGCAGAATTTGAGGTGGATGGGGGCTTAAAACTAAAATGACAAAACAATGGGGAACATTATGGACTTCGGACAAGCTTTAACCTCACTTAAAAGTGGACTTAAGGTAAAAAGAAATGGTTGGAATGGTAAAGATTTATATATCAAATTACAAGTGCCTGATGAGCACAGTGAAATGACTTTACCGTATATCTATATGCAATATCCTACAACAAAAGCAAGTGAAAGTGCACCAGAAAATCACAGAAATGCAAGAGTTCCATGGCTTGCATCACAGACAGACATTATGGCGGAAGATTGGGTTATAGTTTAAAAATACCTTTTTCGTAGGTCGAAACGGAAAGGTCGTAGGTATAAACGCATGACTTACGTATCAATTATTCGACCTGAGTCGCTAGTGGATATAAGAAACGAACCCTATTAGAATATATAAGATGCCTCAGAAAGTTAAAAACCAAAATGAGTTACTACTCAAAACCATAAGGGACAGGTTTACATTCACTGCGGAGGCTGAGAAAGATATTCGTACTGCCGCACTTGATGATCTTAAGTTTCGTACTGGCGACCAATGGCCTGATGAGATGAAGATGTTGCGCGGTGATCGTCCTGTAGTGACCATCAACCGTATACCTCAGTTCATACGTCAAGTAACGAACCAACAGAGACAGATGAAGTCTTCGATTGTTGTTTCACCGTCTGATAATGAAGCTACAGTTGAAGTGGCCAATGTTCTACAATCTCTGATAAGGAACATTGAGCAAGAATCAAACGCTCAAGAAGCTTATAATACAGCTCTGAACTTCGCTGCTGGTAGTTCATTTGGGTACATCAGAGTTATTTCACAGTTCGTGAAAGGCACAATGCTCCAAGATTTACGCATCAAGAGGGTGAAGAATCCGTTCTTGGTGTATATGGATCCATCGTGTCAAGAGGCTGATCGTAGCGATGCGAACTATGCTTTTATAATGACTGAGTATGAAAAAGAAGCATTTAAGCAAGAATATCCTAACGCTGAGCTTTCTAAAATGCCAGATTGGAGAACTCTTGGCGATGCGGTTCCTGGTTGGGTTACTGACCACGGTTGTCGTGTTGTTGAATATTATGTACGGGAGCGTAGAAACTACACACTTGTTCAACTTTCTGATGGTTTATGTGTTCGCAAGGACAGTATCGCCGTTGACATTGACGGATCATTCCTATTACCTGGAGGTCTTTCAATCGTTCAAGAGCGTGAGGACTTTGAATATGTTATCAAATGGTATAAATCAAATGGTATTGAAATTCTAAGTGAGACTATATGGCCAGGAGAACATATACCAATTGTACCAGTACTTGGCGATGCGATTGATATCAATGGTAAGACAGTAATTGAAAGCGTAACGCGTTACGCTAAGGATCCACAACGGATGTTCAACTACTGGGCAGCAACAGAAACTGAAGCAATTGCCTCCACCCCACGTGCTCCATTTATAGGGTATGAAGGTCAGTTCGAAGGTCGTGAACAGATATGGGGAACTGCAAATGCTAAGAACTATGGTTACCTTGAAGTAAAAGCTATAGTTAAAAATGGCCAGGTTTTACCTCTACCACAGAGGAATAACTTTGAACCAGCTATAGCAGCTATTTCAACGGCAAGAGCCCAGGCTGTTGATGATATGAAGGCAACGACTGGTATATATGACGCAAGTCTTGGTGGTCGTAGCAATGAGAACTCAGCCAAGGCTATAGTAGCACGTGATACCCAGAGTGACCAAGGTACATACCATTACGGTGACAACTTAAATAACTCCATACGTACGATTGGTATTATACTACTTGAAGCCATACCGTACTACTATGACACTCCACGTATTGTTAGAATCGTAGGTGATAATGATGAAGCTACTATGGTAGCTATCAACCAAATAACGATGGAAGGTGATGTACAGAAAGAGTACAATTTGACCAAAGGTAAGTACACAGTCATCGTAAAGGCTGGAACAAGTTATGCATCTAAGCGCGTTGATGCTGTAACTAATATGATTCAACTCACGCAAAGTTACCCACCAATGATGCAGATCGCTGGTGATATTCTATTGAAGAACATGGATTGGGATGGTGCTGAAGAAGCCGCAGAACGCTTCAAGAAAACACTCCCACCAGAATTGAAACCACAGGAGTTTCTTACACTACCTGATGGTAGTAGAGTACCAAAAGACCAAGCTCCTGTACCTCCTCAGGTCCAACAGATGATTGCCCAAGGTCAGAAGATGATCAGTGATCTATCTGATAAAGTCCATGAACTTAGTCATACAATTGAAACTAAACAGGTTGAAGTTGAAAGTAAAGAGCGTATTGCGTTCGCTCAGATGAGAACTCAGATGGTTATAGCTGAGATGAACGCTGCCTCAAAAGAAAACGTCTCACTATTAAATGCTGAAATAGCGTCTATTGATAATAGACTCAATCTATTATCGGTTGATGAACCAATCGGCGACGAACCAACTAAAGATGACCAAATTGACCAACAAGGTCAACAACCTACTGGCGGGCAAACACCAGGTTTATAATCACAGACAACAATGGCAATAACAATTACATCTACCACGGATTCACCGGAACAGGTTATAGCCGCATATGGCGGGGCACCTCAATCTCAGGAACAAGTACCACTGCCTGCAGCAGTAGTACCACCTGCACAAACAACGCCACCGTCTGTACCATCGGTCACAAATACACCAGTGCCGCCCGCTATACCAGAGGTACCACCTGCTGCAGTACCTCCAGTAGATACTATATCAACTGAACCACCGGCTGCCACGCCTCCTATACCTGGCGAACAAGAAGGTATTGAAAAGCATTCTGGAGGTTTCCAGAAAAGAATCGACAAACTCACGCGTAAGAACTATGAACTTCAGAGACAACTTGATGTTGTCATTAGGGGCGGGTCAAATCCATCGTCGACACCACTGGAGAAACCAAATCCTGATAAGTTTGAAACAAACGCTGAGTACATCGACGCTGCCACGCAATACTCTGTTCAAGAATCTCTAAACCAAAGAAGTGCTAAGCAGATGATAGCTGCTAACGAAGCAGTCCAAGCAATGCAGTCTGAAGGTTTAGCTGAATCTGTAGCAGCATTCCGTGTAGCGCAACCAGATTTCGACACTGTTGTGAATAGCGTAGCTGACGTTCCAGCATCTGACACACTAAAGCGCTTGATAGTTGAGAGTGAAATTGGAGGTCCATTGATGTATGAATTGGCCAAAGATCGTAATGAACTCTTAAGACTCAACACACTATCTGACATTCAGCTTGTGAAGGCTATTGGTGTTATGGAACATAATATAAGTTCACGTACAACAAGTGTTGCACCTAAACCTCAAATACCACTATCAAAAGCACCTGCGCCAATAATACCAGTAGGTGGTTCAACAGCCGGTATTATTGCAGAAGACCCAAACACTATGTCATTCGACAAATATAAAGAATGGCGTAAAAAACAAAAATAAAATACAACTATGAGCAATTATCCAACGACCGTAGCGAATACGGAGCTTACCATTAGCATGATCACCAAAGAGTCTTTGATGATCCTTGAAAACCAACTTAGTTTCACCAAAGGTGTCAACCGTGAGTACTCTGACAAGTTTGGTATTGAAGGTGCCAAGATTGGTACTACTTTGAACCTCAGAAAGCCGCCACGTTACGTTGGTCGTACCGGTGCTACGCTATCTGTGGAAAACTCTGTTGACTCAAGCATTCCGCTGACTCTCACGACTCAGTTCGGTGTTGACATCGCATTCAGTTCTGCTGATTTGAAACTGAGTATTGATGACTTCTCAAACCGTTACCTGAAACCAGCGATTGCGACTGTAGCCAACAAAATTGACTATGATGGTCTTCAGTTGTACAAAGAAATCTACCAGAATACTGGTACTCCTGGTACAACGCCTGCGACTCTTATGCCGTTCCTGATGGGTGGTGTAAAGATGACAAACTCTGGTTCACCAGTGGATGAAGAGCGCTACGCTTGTGTCAATGCCTTGACTGAAGCAGTTATGGTCAACGCACACACAGGTCTGTTCAATCCTAACCAGGAAATAAGTGATCAGTACCGTCGTGGTCGTATGGGCAAAGCTGTCGGTTTTGACTTCGCTATGGACCAGAACACCGCGGTTCACACGTTTGGTACTGCAACCACGACTCTTGCGACAAATGCTACTCCAGCCGCAGGTGCTACTTCAGTAGCTGTAGCTTCTGGTGGTACAGCGTTCAGTGTTGGTGATACATTCACCTTCCCAACTGTGTACAGTGTTAACCCACAGAACCGTACCACTACTGGTCTCAACCAGGACTTTGTGGTTACAGCATCAACAGCAACATCTGTGTCGTTCCTACCACCGCTTAACAGCACTGGTCAGTTCCAGAATGTTGATTCTCTGCCAGCATCTGGTGCACTTATAACGCCAACGAACACAGTCTCTGGTCGTCATTCTTCACAGGGTCTGCTTTACCATAAGAACGCATTTACACTTGGTACTGCTGATCTTCCACTTCCTGGTGGTGTAGACATGGCCGCACGTGTATCTGACCCAAAGAGTGGTCTATCAATACGTATGGTTCGTGCTTATGACATCGTGTCTGATCTGTGGCCTTGCAGGTTGGATATCCTGTACGGTTGGAAAACAGTGTACCCAGAATTCGCTGCCCGTATAATGGGGTAAGGTATGGCTTTAAATAACGTACCGGGTATAAAAGCCCGGTACATTTTACACTACTATGAACATTACAGTTTCCGCACTTATCAAGACAAGTATGTTACTTGCTGGTTCTATCCAAACAGGTGAGGAACCTACGACACAAGAGTATGCAGATTGTTTTGCTTTAGTACAAGATACTTTGGAGGTACTTAATATCAATAACTTGTTTGTTTACTCTAACACTTCACAGTCTGTGCAGTTAGTAGCAAATAAAGCAGCTTACACTATTGGTAAAGCTATTGTACCAGCTGACATTGATGTTGAAAGACCTATTGAAATAGAACAAGCAACTTTCAAAATTAACACTCTTGAGATTGCTATGCAAATCATAAGTGTTGAAGAGTACAATCAAATCGCTATAAAATCGTTAGCAGCGCCTATACCAAGGGTGTTGTACTATGACCAAGATTTCCCATTAAGTACAATAAGGTTATACCCAGTACCAAGTCAAGCAGGTACTATGATATTGTACTTCAATAAGTATATGCCAGTACCAACGACTATTACTGATATTCTTTCATATCCTCCAGGTTACTCAAAAGCTCTTAAGTACAACCTTGCTGTTGAAATAGGCGCTATGTTTGGTGAACCTGTCGATCCAAGGGTTGTTGAGATAGCTAAAGATACATTACAAGATGTAAGAACCGCCAATAGCAAAACACCTGTATTGAAATTTGATATAGGTTCTAATATGGGTAAAAGTACATACTTCAACTGGTACACAGGAGTGTAATAAATGGCAAGACTACAAGGTTTTATTGGCCCATCGTATTTGTCAGCTTCAGTAAATGCAAACTGTCAAAGGTCTGTGAATTTATATCCAGAAATGGATTTGACTGGAACACTAAAAGAAAAAGAAATCGCAACCTTGGTTAGTACACCTGGGCTTCGTCGTTTATTCAATACACCGAACAACACTCCTGTACGTGGTTTATACTTATCCTCAAACAACAGACTTTTCTTTGTTTCCGGCAATACTCTATATGAAGTGAAGCAAGACTACAGTGTTTTTACTTGTGGTACTCTTGAACCAGATACTGGTTCAGATAGAGTTAATTTCTCAGATAATGGAATACAACTAACATTTGTAGATGGCAAGCATGGTTACACATATGCTCTTGCTGAGTTCGACATAGAATCATTCTCTGAGATTGAACTACTGCACACGTTCATGGTTAACTGGACAACTAATGATCTCATAAATGGTTACTTAGGAACTGGCCCATCAACTCCAGTTGTATATAACGCTGTCCGTGTTATTACAAGTGAGTTCTATGAACCATCTTCAAGTGTATCATTTTTAGACGGTTATTTTGTGCATGCAAAGACTGGTTCAAATAAGTTCTTCATATCTGGATTATATGATGGCTCAGTTTTTGATGGTACAATGTTCGCTTATGTCGAAAGTACACCGGCCAAGGTCGTTGGTTCTATAGCTATGAACAAGAAGATATGGTTCTTTAGTGAACAAGGAACAGATATATACTACGATTCTGGTAATGAGTTGTTCCCTATTGAACCAGTTCCTGGTGCATATATGGAGCATGGTTGTTCACAACCTAATAGTATAGCTAAGATTAATGGTATAATGCTATGGCTTGGGCAAGACAAACGCGGTTCAGCAGTTTTATGGGCTTCTAGTGGAGGTGAACCAGTACGTAAGAC